GGGGCTCGGGGGGAGGGGTCGTCGTACTCTTCGCGATCTCGTGCACTGAGAGGTCGCGCAAGGCTCGGGTACGGCGCCCGTTTGCCGTCGGGCAAGTACTTTGACTCGAGGGGCAGGAGTTCCATGTCCAGCCGGTGCTCGGCCTCGAGACGTCGCTGTTCCAGCAAGATGCTGCGCACGTCGTTGGCGCGCTCAGCTTCTTTCGCCTTGCACTTTTGGACGTGCAGTTCCAGGGGGCTGGCGTGGTCCCACGAGTCCAGGTACTTGTACTCGCTGGATCCAGGGCCCAGGCTGAGGAACATGCGGTCTGTAGGAGTGGGGGCGTAGGCTTGGAACGGGGACACAGTGAGCAGCGATGTGGCGATGGCTGTCGCGCTCACATAGTTCAGCGTGAAGTACCCGTAGTGCCGCAACGAGGGGTTGAGCAGCGTTTGCCAACCTCCTGTCACCTTGCGGTAAACGGTGCCTGTGACGCTGACGGCAGAAGACTGTGAGGCGAGGCCAATGACGCCCATGAGGAGCGTGGCGGTGGATGTGTAGGAGGAGTAGCCCTGCACTTGGGAAGCGGGCGTTCCACCGCCACCGCCGACGAAGTAGTTGGGTGTGGCGAGCGCGGTGCCGGACTGCAGCAGCGTGATGATGGCGTAGTTGAGCAGGTCGAAGCCGCCGGTGCCAAAAGCGACCACTGTCCGGGCGCCGTCTGCCCAGATGTAGAGGTCGTTCATGGAGCTAGACAGCGTGGGCACGTCCAGCGTCTGGGCGAGGATGTGGGCGGCGTCGAGGGGGTCAGCGGCAGTGCCTGAGCCGAGGGTGCTGGAGAGGACAAGGCCTGATGTCGGGCCAGCCAAGTCAATGCTCTGCTCCAGGGTGGCGTTGTAGAACCGGAAAGTGTACTTGGCAAACACTTGAAAGTTAACGGCCACGCCTTGGCCGGCGCCGGCGGCGAAGAAGGACTGGGGCGACTCGTTGACGATGAGCCAGTACTTGCCCTTGGCCACAGATCGGGAGTCGCTGTCGTTGGCAGGCTGGACCCAGTACTTGCTCACGAGTTTGGCACGGTTGAGCTTGTTGAATGTGACGCGGCCGCCGTCGGCAAAGGTCTGGGTCTCGCCGCCCTGGCCAGTGAGGCGCTGGACGGCCGCAATGGTGCCAGTGGGCAGCACGTCGGTGACGTCAGCGTCAATGCCATGGGTGAATGTGCCGGCGATGGTGGACGCGCCGGTGGCCTTGACGATGAACTCGATGCTTGCGTCCCACATCTCATACTTGACAGCCTCGTAGTTGAGATACTCCGCGATGATGGAGCTGGAGCCGTTGATCATCTTGCCAGACGGATTCACAGCAACAGCGTACAAAACGGAGCCAGGCGCGGCGTTGGCAGGCACT